TCGCCGACAATGATGTCTCCGGCACGGGCCAGAAATACGCCGATCAGGCGAGCGCGAAATTCGGGGCGCGGGTTGTCATGCCTCCGATCCCCGGAGACGCCAACGATTACGTTCAGGCGGGGCATGATCTGGCGGCACTGCTGACGCCCCAGCCTGATGATTGGCTGGTGACTGCTGATAGCCTGCGAAAACAACCTGAGCCGATAGAATGGCTGGTCGATGGCTGGTTGCAGGAAAAGGCGCTGATGATGTTGCACGGGCCGAGCGGCGTCGGGAAAACCTTCATCCTGATGGATATTTGCCTGCGCATTTCTTCAGGCAAAGATGATTGGTTCGGCCATTTGGTAGAGCCGGGGATGGTGGTCTATCTAGCAGGCGAAGGCCATTACGGACTGCGCGGGCGCATCGCCGCTTGGGCGCACCAGAACAAAGTCGATAAAATCAACATGTGGGTGAGCCGCCACGGCTGCGATCTCAACACGCCACAGGGCTATCAGAAAGCCACAGACGCCATTCGAGCGTTACCGGAAATGCCAGCCTTGATTGTAATCGACACCCTGCATCGCTTTCTAGACGGCGACGAAAATTCGGCGCAGGACGCTAAAACCATGATCGACGCTTGTGATCGGATGAAGCATGAGTTTGGCTGCTCCGTCATGCTGGTGCATCACACCGGGGTGAGCGACGAAGCCCAGCATAGGGCGCGCGGGTCTTCTGCTTGGCGTGGGGCGCTCGATATCGAAATCAGCGTGACGGGCGGAAAGAACGATGCGCCGATCAAGATCGAGCCGCGCAAGGTGAAGGACGGCGAGGAGCCGGACCCGATCTATTGTGATCTCGAAAGCGTCGAAATACCGGGGTGGCTGGATAGGCACGGAAGGCCCGTCAAGAGCGCCGTGCCGATCAAGGTGGCCGCGCCGGAGAAGGCGAAGCCGGGAAGGCCTTCGCATGACAATAGGGAAATATTTCGCTCCGCTTGGTACGAGCAGGAAGATGACGCCGAGGTCATGGACGAGATGCCATATCTGACGCGGTCTGCTTTGGCGGCATTTTTGGAGAAGAAGAAGAAGATAAAGCCTGAAGTCGCCGCGAAATATGTGCAGGAAAGCGGCCACTTCGTGAAGCCGCTTTTAGACGCCAAATGGATCATGGTTCACGGCCAAGGTTACGCTGTCTGCGACCCCGAAGATAAGGGCTTTATGCTCAAGGCAAAGCTGGAAAGAAACTAAAAAACCCTAAATATTTATTTTCTTTCCAAAGGGGCAAAAGCTGGAAATCTGGAAAGAAAATAATATCCCTTCTTTAGAAGGGATATTTTCTTTCCATTCCATGCAGGCGGGTTTTTGGGCGATTAGAGAAATATTTTCGCAGGGGGCTTTTCATATGAAAAGATTGCGCGTATAATCTGAGGGTAGGTTGATAACAGGAGCTTGAGCATATGACCGCCACCGTTCGCAGCATGAAACTGACCACCGGCTATATTCGCCTCATTGCAAAACGTGACCCTAGAATTGATGAGGTTGAAATTTGCCCGGACCATCAAGTGACTGTTTGGCTCGACCCAAAATGGACGTGGAACGCGCTCGACGGGAACATCACCTGCATGACTTACAACGTGCAGGGGAGCGACGATTGTTTCCGCGATGAGGCAAAAACATTCTTGGATCATCTCAAAAACATTGAGTTGGCCCGATAGCGAGACCCCTTTCGATAACACAACCGAGGGGCTCCGGCCCCTCAACCATGATTTAATTCCTAGAGGAGCAAGCTATGCCCTACAACTTCCAAGCCCCCCGCTACGCCGCTACCAGCTACACCATCCGCGATCTTGCGCTCGACACGGGCGCGACCTTCTCTGGCGAACTGTCTATCGAGCCGGATGGGTTCTCGTCAGAAGACTGGTACATTTACCGGGCTTGCGCAGATGACCCGGAGGATGAGGAAAAGATTGTCTATTTCGATTCGGAGACGAACGCAGACACTTTTCAAGCCATCTGTCGGGCAATCTATGGGAACGTCCATCTGTGCATGGCGATTGGCGGGGAGGCTATGCAGTGACGCTACAAACGAAAATCATTCCAGATGCGCCGGGGAAGATCGCCATGGCGTTTGGCTTTGAGGACGAGCCCCATTTTATCGTGGCGGAATCGCGCTCACGTTTGGCGCACATGATGAAATGCTACAGGGCGTCGAAACGCTACAGCATCGAACGTGCTGGCCTGCACCATTACCGGGTCAGCATGACGGGCTATAGCCCCGTGGCGTCAATCTTGCCGTATCGTGGGAGAAAATAATGCAACCCTTCTACGCCGCCTTCGTCCAGCAGACCGGGGGCGGGACCAATGTCGAATATATCATCTGGATCAATCGCCAGTGGCAGGCGTTCGAGGCTGAAAGGCCGAAGGCGATGCCTCGGGTCATGCGATTAGAGGAGTTTACGCAATGGCTCTGTTGAAACGCTACCGATACAAAGGCCAGTACGGCTATATCTACATTATGGCCATTAACGACGAGGACGCCCTGATCCAAGCCAAGCGGTCGCTTTACCGGACCGATCAGCCAGATGTGGGCAAGCTGGAGAGATTTAACCCGAAATCTTTACAATACGAAAAGGCTGCGCCATCGTGCGAAATATCTTCGCAGGAGTAACGGCAATGGCATTGGTGCGCGATTGGATGGTCAAGAAGGGGCTATCAAATTCCGACATGGCGGAATTGACGGGAATGACCGTGAGGACCATCATCAACTGGGCCGAGGGCCACAAAGAGCCGCAAGTCGGCGTGCTGCTTTTGATGCAAGCCGTTGATGGCGAACTGATTAGTCTAGATTGGTGGAAAGAGCAGGCCAAGGCTACAAAGGGTGAACAGAAATGAAGAAGCCTGTTGGCCCTATAAAAACCGCGTGGCCCGCCGATCATGTCGAGCGCAGGTCGGTCGAGAGCCTGATCCCGTATGCTCGCAATGCTCGGACGCATTCGGATGAACAGGTGGCCCAGATCGCGGCCAGCATCAAGGAATGGGGATGGACGACGCCCGTGCTGGTGGATGAGGATGGGCAGATCATTGCAGGACACGGGCGCGTCATGGCGGCTCGCAAGCTCGGGATCGAGGACATCCCTGTGATGGTGGCAAGCGGCTGGACCGAGGCGCAGCGGCGGGCTTACGTGCTGGCGGATAACAAGATAGCTCTTAACAGCGGCTGGGATATGGACCTGCTGAAGGTAGAGCTTCAGGACATTGGCGAAATGAGCTTCGATCTGGACAAGATCGGGTTCGGCGTTGGGGAAATGGCGTCAATGTTTGATGAGCCAAGCTTTGCGCCGGGAAGCGAAGACGATCAGGGCAAGCTGGATGAGCTTTCGCCTAAAATGGTTCAATGCCCACATTGCGGCGATGAGTTTGATTTGAGGAAACATGTCGAAGGCTGATCTCAAGATAGACTGGGCCACGCACGAAGCGGCTAAGCATGCCTGTGAAAATTGGCATTACAGCAAGAGCTTGCCTGTTGGTAAGATGGTCAAGGTTGGAGCATGGGAAAACAAGTCATTTGTCGGTGTCGTTATTTTCTCATGGGGGGCTAACAAAAGCCTTGGATCACCATACGGGTTAACTATGGTTCAATGCTGCGAATTGGTTCGTGTTTCTATGAGGAATCATATAACTCCAATTAGCAGAATTAACTCGCTTGCAATGAAGTTTTTAAAATCAAAATGTCCAGACTTGAAACTTGTAATATCTTTTGCAGACCCGAGCGAAGGCCATCATGGCGGAATATATCAGGCTGGAAACTGGATTTATTCTGGAACGTGCAGTCCAACTTTTGAATACAGGCTCAATGGCAATAGATTGAACAAAAGAGCATACACAGGAAACCAATTTGGCAAAGAAGGAAACAAAGCCAGAGTTCCTGTCGGTGCTATTAAAGTCGCTGTTCCCGGAAAGCATCGATATCTCATGCCACTTGACGACGAAATGCGGGCGCGTATCATGCCGCTCGCTAAACCATATCCAAAGCGTGCGAAGCAGGCGATGGCCTCCTCCCCGGAGGTACAGCGGCAGGGCGGCACTGACCCGCACGCTCCAATTCTTCAAAAGGTTTAGCCATGCCAGTACCGCATCAGCCTGACGACAAATCCCGCAAGCAAGTCTCGCTTATGGCGGGAATTGGTCTGACGCACGATCAAATCTCTAAGGTCATGCAGATCAGCGACGAGACGCTGCGCAAGCACTACAAGAAAGAGCTTGAAACCGCGAAGTCCGTTCTGAACGCGCAGGTGGCAAGCAATCTATTTCGCATCGCCACAAGCTCAGAAAAGGGAGCCGTAGCCGCCGCGATCTTCTGGATGAAGACGCGCGCCGGTTGGAAGGAAACCATCGACATCTCGAACGAAGATGGATCGCTGAAGCCGGAGCCGGTACAAGTCGCAGTCATGAACGCGCTCAATAAGGTGCATGGTGACACCTGACGAACACGCAGCCTGCCTCACGCGGCTTTATTCGTTCTCAAAGCACATCTTCCGCGCTCGCAAGGGCGCGAACATGCTTTCGAACTGGCATCAGAAAGAAATCTGCGCGGCGCTTGAGCGTGTCATTATCGGCAAGACGAACAGGCTCATCATCAACATTCCGCCGCGCTCGGGCAAGACAGAGATCGCCGTTAAGAGCTTCATTGCTTGGTGCATGGGTCTCTATCCAGACTGCGAGTTCATTCACGCCAGCTATTCAAAACGCCTCGCGACCGCGAACACATACGAAGTGCGCGCGATCATGCAGAGCGAAGCCTATCGCGAAGTGTTCCCGTGGACCGTGTTGCAAGACGACAGCAAAGCGAAGGATGAGTTCCGCACCGCGCAGGGCGGCATCGTCTACTCGACCGGCGCAGATGGCACGATCACCGGCTACGGTGCATCAAAGATGCGCGACCAGTTCGGCGGCGCAGTCATCATTGACGATCCGCACAAAGCGAACGACGCCACATCTTCGATCATGCGCCAGAACGTGATCGATTGGTATCAGAACACCATCGCAAGCCGTCTGAACAAGCCAGATGGGCCGATCATCATCATCATGCAGCGCCTGCACGAAGAAGACCTGTCGGGCTGGTTGCTCGCTGGAGGATCAGGCGAGCAGTGGGAACACCTCGTTATCCCAGCGCGCAAGCCTGACGGCTTATCGTTCTGGCCCGCTCAGTTTCCAGACGAAATGCTTGCGCGGCTTGAAGCTTCGTCGCCTTACGTTTTCGCTGGGCAGTATATGCAATCCCCGGCTCCGCTCGGCGGCGGCATCTTCAAGGACGCATGGTGGCAGATGGTCAGCGCTCCGCCTCCGATCCTCTGGCGCTCGATCTATGCCGATACGGCCCAGAAAACCAAAGAGCAAAACGATTTCTCGGTCATGCAGTGCTGGGGACGCACCGTAAATGGGCAGGCGGTTCTGTTGGATATGGCGCGCGGAAAGTGGGAAGCGCCAGAATTGGAAACAATGGCTCGGGCTTTTTGGGCGAAGCACAAGGCAGTTGACAATCAAGGGACGCTGCGAGCCTTCAAGGTCGAAGACAAAGTCAGCGGGACGGGGCTGATCCAGAAGCTCAAGCGAGAGGGCATTCCCATGCTTGGCATTCAGCGTGACCGTGACAAGGTTTCACGGGCGTTTGACACCGCGCCTTTCGTCCAATCCGGTAACGTGTTAATTATGAACAATCTGCCGGGGTTGGCAGATTTTCTCAGCGAGGCGGCATTGTTTCCAAACGCGGCGCATGATGACATGATTGACGCGGCAATGTCGGCCATCAGTGACATTCTGGCTGCGCCTGCCGCGCCAGCTATCCGCGCTCTGTGAGGCAACATGGATTTCTTGAAAATGTTTCGCGGGCGCGAAGTAAAAGAAAGCGCAACGTCGAAGATCATCGTAACCAATCCCGGCCAGCCGATATGGTCGCCGCGAAATTACGAGCAATTCGCACGCGAGGCATACGGCAAGAATGTCGTTGCTTATCAGTCGATTAACAAGATCGCTGATGCTATCTCATCCGTGAAGCTGATGGTGTTTCGCGGCGAGCAAGAGCTAATCGACCATCCGCTTATCAAGCTGCTCGACCGTCCTAATCCGTTGCAGGCTGGCGCGGATTATATGACCGCAAAGATTGGTTACCTGCTGATCGCCGGGAACGGATACGAGGAGCGCGTCAAGATCGGGCAGGAAGTGCGCGAGCTTTATCAGCTTCGCCCGGATCGCATGAAGATCATTCCGGCCAACAATGGCGTGCCTGCGGCCTACGAGTACAGCGTCGGCGGGCGCAAGGTGCGCTGGGAAGTCGATCCGCGCACGCTCGATAGCGATGTGCGCCATCTCAAGATGTTCAACCCTACCGACGATTGGTA